TAAATCTACTACATCTGTATCATATCTATTACATTATGCTGTTTTTAATGACAGCACAAATATTGGTATTCTCGCTAACAAAGCAGCCACTGCCCGTGATTTATTAGGTAGATTGCAAACTGCATATGAGAATTTACCTAAATGGATGCAACAGGGCATTATATCTTGGAATAAAGGTTCACTGGAGTTAGAAAATGGATCTAAAATACTTGCAGCATCTACCTCTGCATCTGCAGTTAGAGGTATGTCTTTCAACATTCTTTTTCTGGATGAGTTTGCCTTTGTTCCTAATCATATTGCTGAGTCATTCTTTGCCTCAGTATATCCTACTATCACTTCTGGTAAAAACACCAAAGTCATAATGGTCTCTACCCCTCATGGGATGAACCATTTTTATAGATATTGGCACGATGCAGAGAGAGGAAAGAACGAATATATTCCAACGGATGTTCATTGGTCTGAAGTACCAGGTAGAGATGAAGTATGGAAAGAGCAAACAATCGCAAACACATCAGAGCAACAATTTAAAGTTGAGTTTGAATGTGAGTTCTTAGGTTCAATTAACACATTGATTGCACCTTCCATATTAAGAAATATGGTATATGATACTCCAATTACTAAAAATGCTGGTTTAGATATCTACGAAAATCCTGAAAAAGATCATAATTATATCGTCACGGTTGATGTTGCGAGAGGTCTTGGTAATGATTACTCTGCATTTATAGTATTTGATGTTACTCAATTTCCCTATAAGGTAGTTGCTAAGTATCGAAATAATGAAATCAAACCTATGTTATTTCCAAATGTAATACTTGATGTTGCAAAAGGATATAATAATGCGTATGTGTTGGTTGAGGTAAATGATATTGGAGATCAAGTTGCAAGCATCTTACAATTTGATCTTGAGTATGAAAATTTACTCATGGCATCAATGAGAGGTCGAAACGGACAAATAGTAGGTCAAGGATTTTCAGGAAAGAAAACACAATTAGGTGTGAGAACGACTGCTGCAGTGAAAAAACTTGGATGTAGTAATCTAAAAACATTAATAGAAGATCATAAATTACTCACTTGTGACTATGAGATTATATCTGAACTTACAACCTTTGCACAAAAACATAATTCATTTGAAGCAGAAGAGGGATGTAATGATGACTTAGCTATGTGTCTTGTAATATTCGCATGGTTGGTGCAACAGGAATATTTTAAAGAAATGACTGATAATGATATTAGAAAAAGACTCTATGAGGAACAAAAGAATCAAATTGAACAGGATATGGCACCGTTTGGATTTATTGAAACTGGTTTAGAGGATTCTTCATTTGTTGACAAAGATGGTGAAGTGTGGCATACTGATGAATACGGCGATCGCTCTTATATGTGGGATTATAGATGACTTACTTTCTTTTAGTTGGTTCAAGTTTTTTTAATTTTTGTTTCTATATTTTCGCAATTGGTTTTGTAATTGCATTAATATTAGAGCAAGTTGTAAGAAAACAAGGTGATGAATTAAATATTCTAATCGTTACAACTAATAGAAAATTTTGTTGGCAACAAGCGTGGGTAGTAAATATATTTTGGTTTTTTTGTAACATCGCACTAAATATCAGTCTTAGATCATCTTCAACAATCGGGTCAGATATTATATGGAGAGGTGATTTGTAATGTTTGATAAGTTTAAAAAATGGTTTAAGCATAGAAAACTTAAACATATTTTATCTAAATCATCACCAAACAAAAAAATAACCATTACTGATAATGAAGATGGTTCACAAACAATATCAATAACATGATTGCACCAGAAGATATTAATAAATCACTTGATGATATAAGACCATATATTGAGTCAGATGGAGGATATTTGGAATTTGTAGAGATTGATTATAATTTAGACGAGAATGTTAGAATGTATTATGGTGTTAAAGAAGGAGAGGAAGCTGCAATAGTGAAGGTAAGATTGCATGGTGCATGTGAATCATGTGTGATGAGTGCTCAAACTTTGAAAATGGGGATTGAAAGACATCTTACCATGAAATTTCCAGAGGTAGTAGGGGTAATACAAGTTTTATAGTGCATGTAGGTTACATGAAAAAGGACATTTTAATAAATAATTTCAGAAATAATCTGAGATTCGGAGAATAAAGATGCCACTAAATTTAGCATCTCCTGGAATTGTAGTTAGAGAAGTTGACCTTACCGTTGGTAGAGTAGACACTGCATCTGATAAAGTCGGTGCTTTAGTTGGACCTTTTGCCAAAGGATCAGTTGACCTTCCAATTTTGGTGGAGAATGAACAAGATTTATTAGACAATTTTGGACAACCATACTCTGCTGACAAGCATTATGAGTATTGGATGACTGCATCATCATACTTATCATATGGTGGTCCATTAAGAATTGTCAGAGCAGACGATGATGATCTGAAGAATGCATTTGCAGGAACAGCATCAGACATAAAGATAAAAAGCACAGAACATTATAATGATCTAGGATATGATGGATCAACAATTACAGGTGTAACTGTTGTTGCAAGAAATCCTGGTTCATGGGGAAATGGTTTAAAGGTTGCTATCATTGATGATCTAGCAGATCAGGTATTAACTTTTAGTTCATTACCAGCAAACATAGCTGTTGGTTATGGAATTACACAGAATGTTCCAGCAAATACTGTTTTAGCAGGTTCAGGAACAACTTCATTGTTAACAGGATTCTTTAAAGGTATTGTTACTGAGGTTGACTCTGCTAACAATAAAGTATCAGTTAAGGTGCTAGAGCAAGTTAATAGTGCAGGAGTTTCTACAGAAGTAAGTTATCAACCAAATGGTTTATACAAGTTCGGTAACACTGCAGTTGCAATTCATACAACTGGTGTTGGAGCTGCATATACAACTGGTAACGTACCAACTGGAAATGTAGACTGGTTTGATTCACAAACAATTCAGTTAACAAACTCAACAATTAACTGGAATAACATTGCAGATCGTCCAGGAACATCATCATTTGCTGAAGCACGTAACTCAAGATTTGATGAAGTTCATGTCGTGGTGATTGATGATTTAGGTGAAGTAACTGGTAATGCAGGTACAATCCTAGAGAAACATTTATCACTTTCAAAAGCAAAAGATGGTGAGTATTCATTAGGATCACCTTCATACTGGAGAAAGTATACTTACAATAATTCATCAAATATCTTTGCTGGTGGTGCACCTGCAGGTATAGTTACCACATCATTTGGTACTGGTGGATCAAACTTCTCTCTTTCATCTGATATAGGTTGGGATCAAAATGCACAAGGAATAAGATTCGGTGCAACAGGTGTTAACACACTCACTTTAGGTGGTGGTAAAAACTATGATGGTGGTACAGATGAAGAAGCAGATGGAGCATTCCAAGTTACTTTATCTGGACTAGCAAATGGTTATCAATTATTTGAAGATGATAATTTAAACTCAGCAGATTTCATACTGATGGGTTCTGGAAATCATACAAAAGAAACAGCACAATCATTAGCAAATAAAATTATCTCTGTTGCAGAGATAAGGAAAGATGCAGTTGCATTTGTTTCACCACATCGAGGTGCATTCCTCAGTGATGGAAGTGCAGGATCTGTAACCGTCTTTAACGATGCACAGATTACAGATAATGTGATAAGTTTCTTTGCTCCTGTTTCATCATCATCATTTGCAGTATTTGATAGCACCTACAAATACATGTATGATAGATTTGCAGATACATTCAGATATGTTCCAATGAACGGAGACATTGCTGGATTATGTGCAAGAAATGACATTAATAACTTCCCTTGGTTCTCACCAGCAGGAACTGCAAGAGGTGCAATACTAAATGCAGTTAAACTAGCATACAACCCATCTCAAACACAGAGAGACCAGTTGTATTCAAATCGAATTAACCCAATCATCTTCTCACCTGGTGGAGGAATAATTCTATTTGGTGATAAGACTGCGTTGAATAAATCATCAGCATTTGATAGGATAAACGTTCGTAGATTGTTTATCTTCCTTGAGAATGCGATCTCCTAG